ACATTAAACGCTTAATCACATGTCATCACCACTAATCTCACGGAAGTCACCTGTGTTCCAATCCCATAGTAGTGATATCTCCATAGGACTAACATTACGACCAGCCATCAACTTAAACAAACGAGTATCGTCTACGTTCTCGTCCTCACGCTGAAGGCCGAACAAGATATCGGAGTCTTGAGTAAAGGATGAAGTGTAGCCGATGGAATCTGTAGTTACACTACCGTTTTTCATTTTCCAACTAAGAGCTTGGGTAGAAACAACAATAGGTATCTGGAACTGCTGAGCCACACGCTTTAGACTACGAGTAATATTGGTCAGAGCTAACGCAGTGTTTCGCTCACCTGACTGCTCATCAGTCATCAAGTACACCCCGTCAATAAAAGCAATCTCTGGTTGTAGAGACTGGATCTTATTTGCAATACCAGTGATAGTGCCTGACGCAATTGAGTCTGTTAGCCAAAACTTATGCTTCATGTTTTCCATAGTACGCAACTTAGCCTGGTAACGCGACTCTTCATCAGATGTGAGAGACCCAGTTATCAAACGATGGTGAGAAACACGGGAACGCATTGAGTCGTAACGGCTCATTTGTTCTTGGTTGTTCATCTCAAAAGACTGGAACATCGTTACAGCACCATGCCGATGAACGTTATGCGCCCACTGTAAAGCAAGGGTTGACTTACCTGTCTTAGGTGGGGCGACAATAGTGATTAACTGCCCCTTTTGTAAACCGCTAGTAACCTTATCAATCGTAGGAAAACCAGTAGGTAGTCCAAGCAACTCATCTGGAGAGTTCTTACGGTGTAGGTACTCATCCCAACGAGACATGGCATCTGCTGTAAGGTCTACATCGCTAGCCTCAGACAACCCGTCGTCAGCTAGTCGAGCGATCCCGCGTTGGAATACGGTTACTGCACTCTCGGGGTTTTGGCGTAGTTCAATTTCCTCAATAGCTGCTCGCATTGAGTTATTAATGATACCTGATCGCTTGGTCTCAACAACTTTGTCAATTAAGAACTGGAATGAATCAGGTACAAGATCAAACTTATAAGTGGGAAAGTTCTCTAGTACAACAGCTTCGCTAGGGCATTCACTGTATTTTTGAAAGTGGTCCCTGACAAAATTAAATACACGCTTGTCGTCATCATTGCTAAACCACTTGTCATTAACTCCGCGATTAAATATTGGAGATAAGTCCCGCTCAGATAGAGCTTTGCTTAGTAATCGATTTTCGTAATTCATATTATGCTCCTAAAAATCCAATCCCCATTTACCATACATCAACTGATGCTCAGGGTCAATTACACCAACCACCTCTGGTCGGTAAGGTAACTCAGATACTAACTTCTTTGGGGAAGAGTAATGAGTGTAGTACCTAAATGGGTTAGTGCCCGCACGTTCAATGTCGTTATAGACACGCTCTAACTCGTCACCGCTGAACTCAAATGATATTAATTCAAGCGTAACTCCAGCTCTAGTGGTATACACATAGAACTTATTTAGTAAGAACTTATCATACCCAACCTCTACAGATCTAACGGGTATGACTTTAAATTTCCTAGATACACTAGGAGTTTTTATAAGCAAAATATCTGCGTTAACAAGAACACGCTTTGGTGTCTCGTTACTTATATCCCCTTTGTACATGGTTTAACAGACCTCTATTTTTCCAAATTTAATAATGAACTCCCGAAAAGATTCTGCAGATTCCGTGGCTTTTTCGGCATCAGCATCCGTAACTCTACTAGAAATCTCTAGAGGGTATGTACCATGGTTCTGCTTAACTCTAGCTACTACAAACTTAGTATGCTTACAGGTAGCTCTTCCAGCAAAACCTGGACAAGTACAAGCAAACTCTTTTTTGTTATTAACGCTCACTTCGTAAATCCCGCCAGGGCTTAAGTTTTCGCTAATAAAGAACTGTACTGTCCTAGATGTATTCATAAGATCCTCCATCACGAGTTTCGAATATCTCCTTGTATAGATTCTAGTTCAATTGTTACAAAAGCTTCATGTATAAACGAACCAGTTGCATCTCCATAGGTAGAAACCCACGCTTTTACAGGTAAATTAGTAGTAACAATGGTAGGTAAACCATTATTAAAACGAGTACGTAAGACATGGTGGAGCATATTTCGCTGCCAACCACTGCCAGAAGTATGCTCTTTGCCAACATCGTCTATGACTAGCACACGAATGTTGTAAGCATCATCTTTACATTCACCATGCATGCCTGCAAACAAGCGCTCTTGCTCATAGGTATGCTCTTCCATAAGGTTGCCCTTTAATTCAATAATGTCATTGAACGTAGTGAAGTAGCAAGGCGTTACAAGAGCCCTGTTCTCATCTACGCTAAAAGACTCCAACGGAAGCTCTCGTATCATTTCTTGGATCATAGCGGATGCAAGAGTGCTTTTACCGTGACCAGGGCTACCTACAAATAATATCCCTTTGCCACAAGTCAACTTACCGTCCGCACGTATGATGGAGCCATCTTTAACTTTAGATATCCAACTACGAATTAACTTAAGATCTTTAGCTGTAATGGCCTTGCAGTCATCTAGCTCCCACCCAATACGTGCTCTAGGGATATTAGCAATTTTTGTCCACGTCCTACGACGCAGAGGAAGTTCATCGAACTTAATCATCCTTAGCTCCGCAGACACAGTTGCCACAACCGCAACCGTTATCTTCATTGTTATTTTCCATCCACTTTGCAATGCGCTCTAGAGTTTCGTTAGTAAGACCAGCCTCGCGCATAAGTTGCTCTTGCTGGTCTTCCCACTCGCGTTTCATGTTACTCATATAACCACTCCTGTGACTTCTTGGCTTGTGAGGACGCTTCCTCAACGTCTTCCTCAGAACGTACCATAGATTTTGCCTGCAAAGCAAGTTCTCCAAAACGCTTGATAAATAACCAGCATAAGTGCTCGGCGCTATCATACTTCTGAAAATCAACGGAACTGAAAAACAAATCAAGCATAGTATATTCAACCTCACCATCGGTTCCGTACTTACGGCGTACCGTCCCTAAGGCTGGAATAAATCGACTTGCCTTAACTTGCCAAGGCGGAATATTCCAATAACCCTGGATGCGGTCAGCAAATTCATAACCAATGTCACTACAAGTCCAACCAGACACGGCAATCCTGTGTCTATCGATCAACCGTTTATCGCTATTTTGCTTCTTCTCTTCGTTGTAGCGCTCTTTCTTGCTACGGTCTGCTTTAGCCCGTTCTTCTAAAGCCTCACTGGTGATATTAGTTTCAAAGATTCCTCCCCAAGACATATCATCCACCTCCACATTCATCGTTTTATATTCTACGTGGGGTTCCCCCACGTATTCCTTACTAACTTTAGCTATATTAGAACTAGTATTAGTTAGCTCATTCAACTGTATCAGTTCCCCAGAAACCCGCCAGCTTTTCTCATGCTGGCAGTTTTGTGGGACCCAGTAACCCGCCATCTTTAAGTAATCCTTAGCCTTGTCATTTAGAGAGCACTGGGTCATAATTCGGTTACCGACCTTCCAGACCTTGCGGTCTAGGAGCCCTTGGTCGGCCAGTTCGGTCAGAGCCGCCCTGATAGCCTCTTTACCCTCCTTAAACGCCCTTGTAAGGTCCGTTACGGTAGGATTGGTACCTGTGTATACACAGTGCACTAAAAGGCCTGTAGCTCGCGCTGAGAGGCTCACTTCTTAAGGACCTTCTTTAGCTCCTTGGCAATAGCTTCTGCAAATATTTCAGCCATAATACGGATGCCTTCATATAGTGGATCTTCATACCCTTCTTCTGGGTCATCAGGGTCCTCTACACCAGGATCAGAAACTTGAATTTGAGGCATTTGCTCTTGTTTAGGTATCTCTGGAGATACAGTTTCTTTAATGTCAGATGAGGCTGTGATATCAACTAACCCGTTAGTTAAATCCTTGCAAACAATGCCTTTGCTAGATAGCTGGGCTAAGTAATTTAGGCAGTTTGTATCCTCGTCATTCCACAGAAAAAGTGCTTCTACGTCAGAGCCTGGAAGAATCTCATCAAGTGGGTTATCTGTGACAGTAACCTCAGACTCAAACGATACAAATGGGCCCATACTATCTTGAGGTGATCGATAGACATGAACTGTACGCTCTTTATCTACAGCGTATTGAGCTGCCCATACCTGACCATCAGAAGGCTTATCGTTAATAATTACACACAAGGAAAGTTCTTTATTTACATAGACATAATCATCTATAAGCGCTTCAACATTTGCCCTAGTAGTTTCCCCACTACCCAGAACGATTATCTTTTTCATAGTGTCTCCTTAGACGTTAGGAGATTTATACTACACGTAATTTACTCAGAAGCAAATCGCTCGACTAGGTTAACAATTACAAGGGAAACAAAAGCAGCCGCTACGGCGTTTATTATCTTATGGCTTATTGGTCCCGACCATAGAATTATTTCGGCCATGGAGGTTAAAAGTAACGACCCCCAGGCTTTCCAATACCCCATAAAAGTATATTCATTAAGTAAGACCATAAAGAATGCGGAGAATAAAGCTATAGATATAATTTCCATATGGATATTATAGGGTATCTCCGTAGCTTAGTTTATACGCGCCAAGGTTACCGTCTGATACGTAAGCCGTAACTAACGGGTTAACCGAATATAGGTCCCAACCCTCGGTATTTAAATAAGCTCCAACCCAAGAGGTCTTAGATCCTAAGCTATTAGAGTTTACATAGTAATTGTCATTGAGAAATCTAAAGGTATTAATCCCAGTCCTCGAATTAACAAAAGTATCTGGAATCAAGTAGATGAACGTATTTGGGGTCGGTACGCTCAGTATAGTGCCTTGAATTAAACTGATACTTGCTGTGGTTGCCCCTCTTGTCTGTGCATGATATAAACCTAATATATTTGCTTTAGACCCAGCTACAAAATTATGTGCGTCTTGGGTAGTAAATTTAATATAACTAGTTTCTAGATTAGATGGATTATAAAAAGGAGACTGGTAGTCAGGTCCAAGGTCAGTGATTACTGCAGCTTGATTTTTAAAGCTACTTTTTCTAAGCATAGTACATACCGTCCGTTGATAACTTATCTATTAACCCACTTGCTTTAATATAATTATTGTACAAGTAACTTCTAGTAGATCTAGCTGATCCTTCCCACATAGTATCCTTGTTAGTTCCTTTGGTGTACCCATCAAAATCCCCATCAAAATAAGTACCTACATTATATGAAGACTCAAACAAGAACCGTTCAGCATATAAGTAGTTTCCAGAATTTACAACTCCTACACTGGTAAACTTAGGAATTGCGTAAGCAGCTCCAGCAGGAGCAAACGCTGTAACTGATGGCCGTACATACCCTGTAGTAACAGTTGCTACGGCAGTTCCCAAAGACCCACTGCCAGAACCAATAACCGCTCCAGCTGCTGAATACCACACAATGCCTGCTTGCATTGTAGCGGATGAGTTATAGTCTTTAAAATACCCTGACCATGAGTAAGGTAGCCCAGCTGTTACAGGTATTTTTCTTGCAGATGTGTACCTAGCTGATATTTGGATTGTTCCACCAGTAACCCCTTGAAGTTGGTTCTCGACAACGCTTGAACACCCATCAAAATTCCAACGAGTTGTATCGGCAGTACTAGAGCCAGAAGTACTTGAGAGGTATGGGTTAAGTAGTAAGTTAATCCTATTAGGTCTTATTTTAATACGAGCTAAAGCTGAATCCTCAAAATTGATCGGTATAGAAGAAGCATATCCAGTAACAGAAGTTTGGGATTCCGAAGAGCTGCTCAAATTATAGCTGAAGGAATATGTATTTAAGGTGTAGTTTTGGGATACCGCTGTGATTGCAAACGTTCCGTCATACGCTATGCCACCAGAAGTGCTGACTCCAATAACAGTTACAGAGTTTCCAGTTTTAAAGTTATGCGGTTTATCTGTGTAAAGAGTAGCTACAGTTCCACTTGCACTTCTAGATGTAACGTTTACATACCCAGTAAATTGAGCTGCGTCTACGTACGCGGAGTCGCTACTTACAGTTCCCATTATATCTAGTCTAGGCATTGCATACATAGCCGTAGTAGGGCTCAGCGCAGATACTTGAATTTGCGTCCAAGTACTTGCAGGTATGCTAGCAGGTACTAAAGTGGTTGCTGCTGAAGTTCCAAGGTAAGATGCATTTTTGTCATACCACATAATAGAGACTGCGCTTGTGTGTGCAGTAGTTGTAGATGGGTTTACAAATATACCAAAAGAGTACGGTTTGTTTGAGTCGACCCCAATAGCTTGAGTAATAGCTCCAGTCTTATCTTGGTACTGATTAGAAAACCAAAGTTCAGCTCCTGAGGTCAGTGTTACAGACGATAAGTTGCCGTTTTTATCTCGTAAAACTAATTGGCTATTTGAACTATTGATTGACGAAACGTAAGTTCCGCGAGGAATAGAGTTATTAATAGGATCAATAACAAAGTCTTTAGTCTGAGCTATTCCACCAGGCTTAACAGGAACTACAGCAGTTGCTGTAGCAGATGCGCTAGTTTTAACTCTTTTTACGCCTAAAGTTACGCTTACTTGGGTAGCCGTTGCAGAGTCGGTAGTTAGCCTCATAACATTAGAGTTCAAGTTTGTAGATGCTCTGACTACGTCATTATCACTAGCGTAACCGCTCACAGGTAGTTTATTAATACGAATAGTAGTGCTGTCAACTATTGCTGTTATGACTGTGTTCTCAGCAAAAGTTAAAGACCCTGAAGAGCTATCCGTACGTAATTTATCTCCCTGCCGTAAATTAGCTGTGCTATTTACTTTTAAAGTTATACCCTTAGCGGCTTCAGCAAATGTGCCGCTAGTTCCAGTTGCCCATGCAAAAGGAGCTGTAACAGATCCGTTATAGTTTGCAATAGTAAAAGTACTTCCACTAGTCGCAGTTACTGTTCCACGTACGTTATAGTACGGCAAGGCAGTGCTACCGCTTGCTACGTTATCAATAGCAACCACATCACCAACGCTGACTAAACCTGTAGCGCCTGCTGTGTAAGTTATAGTGGTTGCTGTGGCTGTAGCGTTAGTTATGTTGTACGGGCGGCTATACCCAGCAGCCATCTTTAAAATAAACTTGGTGTCGTAATATGGGTTAGCTATCTCGTTGTACGCAGGGTCTGCCAAATAATCTGCGTAAGAATCAAACGCACCATATTTATTTGAGTACAAAAACACGTTAGATAAAAAGGTCCCACTAGCGGAAAAGCTGCCAGGGTAAGTTGGATCTCCATACCAATTTCCTGTTGAGTTAAGGAAAGTTGAACTATCAAAATTAGGAATAATATTTACTGGAGGGTCAACAACTACATTGTATCCACCATAAGTTTCTATAAGGTTCTTTATGCCAGATACTGAGCCATTAGACGTGTACGTTTTAACTACTGTTTTAACAAGTTTTCTTAACTGGTCTATGCTTATAACATCTTCAGGTATTCCGCCAAGTTGAGTAAGCCATTCTTTAAGAAGTACTTCATCTACCTTGTTAATGTTTGAAGCATTAAACACAGATGAGTTAGCGTTTAGATAAATGTCTAGGTGAAAAGCAAACAGACTTAGGAATTGTTTTAGGTCATTATTGTATGACCCGCTCTCAGTTTTAGTGTAAAAACTAGGAAGGTGACCCAGCATATTAGCTAAGGTTCCCTTGTCGAGAATAACAGGGCATGAAACGTCAGCTAGTTTTCTCCAATACCTAGTATAGCCTGTGTACCCAGCAGATGCAAATTCATCAGAAACTGTAGAGCTAGTAAAAGTGCTTTTATCACATTGAACAAATATTGAATAGTAATACTTATTTGGAGGGTTTTTAGCCGTAGACCCTTTAGCATAACTTCCTGTTACACCATACCCAGGATTAGCATCAGCTGCTCCAGACTTACCTGTTCCAGAAACTGCAGTGCTAGATCCTGTGTCATAAATATGGTATTTATTAAGTACCCCAAGCTCTGCTCTAGGAATACGGGCCCCAAGGTTAGTCCCTGATATTCTAATTATGTCGTTAGCCGAATACCCAGACCCACCATTAGTTATTGAAATGCTTGGTACGCCAGAACTATTTGTTGTAATAGTAAACGTTGCTCCAGCCCCAGGGGATGTAGGGGTAGCGCCATCACTTTTATTAACCGTTACACCAGCTACGTCTACAAAAGAAGAGCTTGAGGAATAAGTATTAGTTGGGTAATACTGAAGAGTTACTCCAGAAATAGCTCCAGTTCCAGCCGTAACTGCTGATACGCTAAACATTAAAGAGTCTGTTACTTCAGAGAATATGCGTTCACCATCATCTGGAGTAATTGGAAACCCAGAAGTTTTTCTAACTACTACAGTTTTTACCCAGTTAGTAGCTTCATTAATTACGCCCCAACTAACGTGGTTAACTAAGTAATTAGACGGTCTAGCGTCAGCAGTTAAACTATATGTACTATCAACTGTAGATAAAGGCTGAGCCATTAACTACCCCCAGTTGTGGTAACTGTTATATAAGTTGGTTCATAAATTGGAACTTCATTATAAGCAAACGCAAGATCCCGTAATCCAGCAGTAGTACCTAAGTTTCCTGTAACAGTTATCGTTGTACCTGCTGGTATTGTAACTGCCGTAGTCGTAGGAGCAATCTGAATAGTAGTGCCGTCATTTACAGAGTAGATTGTAGCTCCAGCTAAACTTGACGGAGTAACGACTTTAGCCCCAGTCCATACGCCACTACTGTCAGTAACAGTAACTGCTGTGTTTGCTCCTGTGCTTGTAGTAGCAACGGTTGATGTGACAGTAGATTGGGTATATATACCACTTGCTGCAGGAGACGCAGGTAGTTTTTCCATATCCGATATAGTTACGGAATTAACCCCGTAGATTGACAAACAAGTTGAAAAAATAGTACCTTCAGGTATAACTTGTCCAAAAGACGTTGTGGAGTAATCAAATAGTTTTTTAAGTGCATCTGTAACTTGGGCTTGTATAGCAGCGGCATTATATTGTGGGTCTACGTTAACTGTTAAGGTCACGTATGGGTAAGCTTGAGTAAACGAGCTTACCGTTAACGTAGTACCAGGTGGAATTTTAGATGATAGGTAAGTTTTTATAGAAGCACATTGAGCCGCACTAACAGATGCTCCACTACTGCCTGCAAGGAATAAAGACACTGACGCAAATGAACTAGCTATTGCGTTTGCTTTTGCAATTCCAGATTGAGTTAACGCAAGAGATTCATAGTCCATTAAAGACACGGCTCTGTTTAAAGTGCGTAATGCTAAAGGCGCGTTAATTCTAATAGAGTCAGTTGTTTCCAGATCAGCTCCACCAGAGAAAGCAAGAGTGTTGGTTACTGTAGCACTTACCCCAGTTAAGGTAGTGGTATCAAAAGAAGTAATGCTTGACGCAGGTATGTTACCCACGCTTCCAGGGACATCAGAGTATCTATACGTTACTTTAATAGACCCACCATTTTTAGGGATAATACCAGAAACACCATCACCAAATATTACATATGTAGTACCATTGCCATCGGTGTTTACAAAGTACACAAGATCAGTTGAGCTGTAGTCAATAATAGTTGTACTAGAGACTCGGCTGTAAAGTACATCATCTACAGTCAAAGTTACAAGAGAGCTAGACGCTGAGCCAGGCATAACTCCAGTATGGGCCAGAGGAAATGACTGGTTAGCAGTTCCGTCTGATTGCCCAACGCTCTCATTAGTTACAATAACCCCTTGAGTAACAGTAGTCGAAACTGTCCCTCCAATTGTAGAGCTTAGAGTAACGGATGAGTCTGTTGTGTAAGATACTGGAGATGCTCCACTAGAGTAAACCGTTGTACCTGCTGGTATTACAGTTCCAGCAGTATTACCACTTGTAAAAGTTACTGTTCCTAAAGCGGGAGATATTTCATTTGGGGAGTACCCTAGCAAACTAGCAAGTTTAATTACTGTGTCTCTTTGAGTAGCTGTAGAAAGAAAAGACTCATTAGCCGCTCGGTCAACTTGGTAGTTAATAAGATCTCCAAGATAAGAGAACAGCTCTAGCAATACGATACCAAAATCACTGGAGTCTCTAGACGTCCAGTTAGGCGCAAAGTTAGGTATAAGGGCTAGGAGATCACTTTTAATAGACGAGTAATCCCTAGACGTATAGTCTACTTGTGGTATGTAATTTGTCATGCTATTACCTCAGTTATATCCCCAGCTGGTGAAAGATTCTCAGTATTAAGTTTAACAGAATCTGTGTCTCCAGATGGCAGTTTATATAGAATAGTTACATTTAAAGTACCGCTATATGGGTCATAGTCAGACGCCACATTCAGCAATGTAAGGCTAGGCAGCCAAGACCCAAACATCTGTTGTATAGCATATTTAGCATCCTGCACAGCTGCTTCAGACGTTTCAAATAATAAGTTATTTAAATTAGCGCCGTAATCGTAGTACCAAATACGCTCATTAGTCGCGGTAGATAACAAGGCTCGTATTCTATTTTTCCATGTACCAGGATCAGTATCAAGTAAAGTATCAACTCTTCCGTTTACAAAAGCAAAAGGTGTGTTGATTGTACGGGTTATTAGCTGTGATGATATTAACGACATTAGAACGCTCCTAGCCATAGTATGTTTAACTTATTAAACTGTATCATTTATTTACGCCCTCTAAGTTTTGTACCCTAGTAACCAACTCATCTATAGTCTTTTGCTGGTCTTGAATAAGTTTAAGCATTGGCGGAATTATGTATACATAGTTCCAACCAATAGGCTTACCATCTTCGTAGTCAGCCGCAATTGGGTACGCTGCAGCAACTTCATCAGCAATAAAACCAGGAATAAATGTGTCATACCTGGAATCATCTGTATCAGTAAGGACGTCGGTATTATATTTAAATTGTCTTACTGGGATATCTAAAAGTTTTTTAGGGTCTAACTCTATAGACAGGTCAGTAATACCATTTTTAATATTACGTGATGAAGCCGCACTTAGACCTCTATATATTAAACCAGTACTACTACTAATATACATATTTCCAGTAAGTGTAGTTGTTTTATCTTTAATTGCGGTAGAGTACACGGGATCAGGTCCAACAACAGAGTCGCCTTCTGCACGAATTCCTTGACCAATAGATATAGCAGTGCTAGATACTATTATGCTATTGTTTCCAGCACTAATAACGGTTTTATTAAGAGCGTTTAATGTAGCGTCGTAGCCCACAATTAAGCTTGACCCTGCATCTGGTCCAGCACTAATACTAACTTTTTGATTGTTTATAAAGCAATAAGCACCACCTACATGACTTAAAGATAATCCGCCATTAGAGTCCCCTGTGTAACTTTTTATATATGCTTTTTCTACTCCACTTTTAAAGAAAGTAATCTTGTCATTTGCTCCGTCTAACTGTAAGCCATCAAGTCCATTAGAAACAATATTTACAGTGCCTGTATCGGCAGTAAGAGTAAAAGTAGTAGTGCTCGAAGTGTTATAAGCGTACAAGCCAGTAGTATCCATAACTACGTTGGCTCCTGAGCTTTTTGCAGGGGCGCCATTAACACCAGGCGTAGCCCTTGCATAAATGGTAGCGGCGCCAATAGCCCCAGCATACCAGCTTCCACCATTAGCTACCATAGAGCCATCAGAAGCTCTGAGAGCAAGCGTATTAGTCCCATCATCTTTATAGGTATACAAGCCAGTAGTATCCATAACTACGTTGGCTCCTGAGCTTTTTGCAGGGGCACCGTTGGTGCCAGGAGTAGCTCTTGAGTAAATGGTAGCCCCGCCAATAGCCCCAGCATACCAGCTTCCACCATTAGCTACCATAGAGCCATCAGAAGTTCTGAGAGCAAAAGTATTTGTTCCATCATCTTTATAAGAGTACAAACCTTGAGGACTTAAAACTACAGCTGCGTTTGTGGCTCCATCGGCTCGGCTAGAAATATTAGCTCCAGATATAGACCCGCCAATAGAAGTTACGTTGCCTGTAGTAGCAATAATAGAAAAAGTAGGAGTGCCTGAAGTATTGTACGCATACAACCCTGTGTCCGACAACGTAATCCTAGCGTTATTAGTGGGATTAAATGTGCTTATTGTAGCGCCAATAATTGTTTTTCCATACAATGCGTTAGT